GAACGTCCGGAGGGGCCATGAATCCAGGTACGCACATGGAGGTGAGCATTGGTAATCAGGGACAGGATCAAAGAACTGCGGCGTGTCAAAGCGTCGGATATCATCCCCAATCCCAAGAACTGGAGAACCCATCCTCCCGCACAGCAGCAGGCAATAGCGGGTATGCTGGCTGAAGTTGGCTATGCCGATGCCCTGATTGCATACGAGGGCTCCCTGGGCCTTACATTGATAGACGGCCACCTCCGCGCCGAAACAACCCCGGATGAGGAAGTTCCCGTCCTGGTCCTTGATGTCTCCGATGATGAGGCCGACAAGATTCTCGCAACCCTCGACCCCCTGGCCTCGATGGCGGGACGGGACAATGAGAAACTGGGCTTCCTCCTGGACGGCATAACTTCAGAGTCAGACCATGTGAGCGAGATGCTGAGAGCTCTGGCAAAAGGTAATTACGAGCCGTTGACGTTGCTGGAGCCTGACCCGCCGGACGAGGGGTTCGACGCGGACGAGGCGATGGACGATGTCGAGGCCGACGATTACGAGCCGACAGTACAGCGGGGCGAGGTCTGGAGTCTGGGGCAGCACCGTCTCATGTGCGGGGATGCCACCTCAGAGGAGGATGTACTTGTTCTTTTGGATGGGAACATTCCTAACCTTATGATTACTGACCCGCCTTATGGCGTGAACTACGACCCCAACTGGAGGAACGAAGCGTATGAAGCGGGGCAGTTAGCTTACGCGGCGAGCCGCGTGGGATTAGTTACCGCCGACACCCGCACCGACTGGTCGGATGCGTGGCGACTGTTTCCCGGCGACGTGGCGTACTGCTGGAGCGCACCCGGTGCAGATTGTATTGTTTCGGGGCTGGCTCTCCAGTCGGCGGGGTTTGAGATTCGGGCGTCGGTGATGTGGCGCAAGCCTCACTTCCCAATCTCACGCGGACATTACACGTTCCAGCATGAGGCGTGTTGGTACGCGATCAGGAAGGGCCGTCAGGCCGCGTGGATTGGCCCAGCGAACGCCTCGACGGTCTGGGATATATCATTAGACAAGAACGTCTCGCCCGACGCCCCTGACGGCGGTCACAGTACGCAGAAGCCGCTGGAGTGTATGGAGCGGCCCATCTCCTACCATGACGGGGACGTCTACGACCCCTTCGTCGGCTCTGGCACGACCATTATCGCCGCCGAGCGGTTGGGTCGTCGGTGCTATGCTATGGAGATTGAGCCGCGATATTGTGACGTAGTGATTCAGCGATGGGAGGATTACACCGGTGGGAAGGCCTGCCTTTTATCTCAGTGAATAGATGCGAGCAATCGTTGCCTGTATAGCATGGGAGCGTCCTTCCCTTGTATCTGGCTCTACGGGCCTAACAGGGGCATTAAATGGCAGCTCTCTGCACAGACCCGGAGGCTAAGAGGAGTGATTAACTGATGGCATTACAGAACGGTCAGAGGATCGCGGCCCAACTGCGGAGATACCGTATGCTGAACCTGAAGATCGCCGGAGCCTCTGAGAGGCAGATAGCGGAACAGGAGGGGATTTCCCACGGCCTGGTCAACAAGGACATCAAAAAGGTTCTTGAGGATCTTGCCAGGGAGAACACGGGAAACGCAGACAAGATCAGGGCTCTCCAGATGGAACGGTATAACGCCCTTCTTCTCCGCATGTGGGAATCTGCCATGCAGTCCGATGAGGGAGCGGTAGATCGGGTGATAAAGATAATGGACAGGATCAATGCAATCAATGGAGTGATCCCAGACAAGCCGCTGATAAATATGGCGATAGAACAGACAAGTATCCAGATGACCCAGGCACCGTTCACATTCAGGATAGAGAATGCAGGGGATAACGCCGACCAGGACATACCGGAGACCGAGTCTCTACCTCAAACAATCGGAGGCGATATTCTCCAGGGATAGGTACGCCGTAATCGAGGGTTCCACCAAGTGCGGCAAAACCGTTGCGTGTCTTGCGTGGATTCTGGAGAAGGCTATGGGTGGAAACTCTGGCCAGGCTTACTGGTGGGTCGCTCCCGTTTATCCCCAGGCGAAGATTGCATACAGGAGACTCAAACGGGGATTAGACCCGTCTGTTTTCACCTCCAACGAATCAGAGCTAACCATCACTCTCCTGAACGGGTCGGTCATAGGATTCAAGTCTGCCGAGAAACCCGACAATCTGTACGGGGAGGATGTTTATGCCTGTGTGGTTGATGAGGCCACCAGGGCAAGGGAGGAATCCTGGCACGCGATCCGGTCAACCCTGACGGCAACCAGAGGGCCGATTCGCATAATCGGAAACGTGAAGGGACGGCGCAATTGGGCATACAGGTTGGCGAGGAGAGCCGAATCCGGGGAAAGGGATTGGCACTATGCAAAGTTAACGGCATACGATGCGGTGGACGCAGGGGTTTTACAGCTCCAGGAAGTGGAGGATGCGAAGGCCCAACTGCCGGATAATGTTTTCAAGGAGTTATATCTCGCCGAGCCATCTGATGACGGGGGGAATCCTTTCGGCATTAGCTCCATCCAACAGTGTATCGCCCCGCTATCGGGCTCCCAGGCGGCTGTGTTCGGGATTGACCTGGCAAAGTCAGTTGACTTCACGGTGATCATCGGACTCGATGGGGATAACCAGGTCTGCTTCTTTGATCGATTTCAACTGCCCTGGGAGGAAACCCTGGGGAGGATCATTCCCGTGATCGGCAGTGTTTCGGCTTTCGTGGATTCAACCGGAGTGGGAGATCCCATCGTGGAAAGACTTCAGCGATCCCTGTCCAATGTCCAGGGTTACAACTTCTCCTCCCCAAGCAAGCAGAAGTTAATGGAGGGCCTCGCCCTTGGTATACAGTCCCAATCTATCGGTTACCCGGACGGGACGATAGTGGCAGAGCTTGACACCTTCAGTTATGAGTACACCAGGACCGGAGTAAAATACTCGGCTCCTCCAGGTTTACATGATGACTGTGTAATGGCCCTTGCTCTTGCCGTTTACGGATCGAGTAACAGCCCTGGGATGGGCGTATGGTAAATTCCACAGTGAGGGAGTTCCGGTGTTCAAACTGCGGGAAACTCCTGGCGGAGAAGGTAGGGAAGGGAACCGTTATTGTCTGTAATAGATGCAAGACACGGAATGAGAAATAATAATCTCAGAATCCTCAAAAAAAGGGAGTTCGTTTATGAAAATTGATCTGAGCCCGGATGAGATGTTGATTGCCATAACGGCAATTAAACGCTACTTCATAACGGAGAATTCGGCAGAAGTAACAATGAAGAAACTGGACGAGGGCCTTCGCTCCATGCACCGCCTATGTCCAGGAGACCCTGTCACTGATTGTGGCAACTGGGTTTATGATGACCCTTCCAGGAACGGGGAACAGTACTGCGGGTTGTGGCGGTGCGCGAAGGAAGGCAGAACCGTTCAGAGGGATTTCAAACTCCCAGAGAGATATAAGCAATCAAGCAGTGCAAGGAATGAGGTGAACCAATGACTGAAAAATGCGGCACTTGCAATCATTCCAGAGCATCCCACAGGAAATTCTATTCTGCATTCAAGTTCAGTTTTGGATCAGGGGATCGTCCATTGTACGAGCGATGTAATACCTGTCAGGGAAATCCCTGGCGGGAGAAGCGGAACTACCATATACACGATTTCACAACTGAGAGGATTGGGCTCCATGAGGGAGCCCGCCACACTACCGAGAAGTTGTCCGGTTATGGTCTCCGTCTGCAAGATGGCATTCTCCGCGTTGAAGAAATAAAGGCCGTTGCCGTTTAGTAAGGTTGGGTCATCACCGCATCAATCGAAGTGAAGGGGCCAGCAATAATGCTTCCTGTCTCAGCATCCATGAACTCAAAGCCCTTTGCACAGGTTTCACTCTCCCCGCCGCCATGCTCCAGATGATAGGGAGGCCACTTGTCTTCATATCCTCGTTTGGTGACAAATTCATATGAATCGAAAAGAAAGGTACTAACCTCTCCGCTGTCTCCTTCTTCCACCCATTGAACATCGTGCCAGTGGCCAGCAATACATACCCTGGTGATCTTATCTATATCAATTAACAGTGACATGGCTCCTCCTTTTGAGAACGTATAGTAGCCTATTGCGGAGGCGGGCATTGATGGTGTCCTTGCTATTTACTGTGCTATGCTGTATCGGATCAATGGTTCTGAGCATTTTCCATTGATCAAAAGTTATAGTGGGCTTCCTGGATTTCTCCTCCGGGGAAGCCCGCCCTCCAACCAGATCGTGGTCAAGGCAAGTGCCCTCAAGCCAGGGATAACGCTTGGGCATATTTGGGTTCTCGCGAAAGCAGTATGACGGGGACATAGCCGCCACAGTCCCGCTTATCAGCGATCCGTCACGGGTTGTATATCCTAGTGACAACTACGCCAATTTCTCATCCCAGGGTTACGGACGGTCAGAGATCGTCCATGCCTGTATCAGGGAGCTTTCCACCGGAACGGCAACGGCAAGATGGTTTGTCGGGATTCCCGCTGATGGCGGGATATCGGAAATCGAAAACTCCCCTTTCTCGTTACTCCTCAAGTATCCCAACCCTGAACACGATTGGTACACCTGGTTGGAACGGGCGGTCACATATCTACAGGTCGCCGGAAACGTGTATGTCTACAAGGAGCGGGTCAGAACCAACCGGATCTCCGCCCTCTGGCTCCTGAGACCTGACAGGGTCTCGATTGTTTCCCAGGATCGGGGGGCAAGCTCATACAGCTATGAGATCAACGGTAAGGAGTATGAGATCCCTGCCTCGGATATTGCCCACCTGTCATTGCCCAATCCTTCGGGCGACGTCTACGGGCTATCCCCTCTTCATGTCCTGGCAAAGACCGTTAACCTGGACACCCTTATGACCGATTTCGCCAAGACCTATTTCAACAATGCGGGGGTTCCGAGCGGACTGCTCAAGATCAAGAGAAGGCTGACATCCCAGGAGGAGGCAAGCCGTATCCGCTCCAGGTGGAGGTCTACGTTCGGAGGCCCAAGTAATATGCACCAGGTGGCAGTCCTGGATGACGATGCCGAATATCAACAAATGGCATCAAGCCCGAAAGACATGGCACTCACAGAGTTACACAACCTGACAGAGTCAAGGATATGCAGTGTCTTTGGGGTTCCTCCCATCCTCATATCGGCCAATGTGGGATTGCAGAGATCGACATTCTCCAACTATCGGGAGGCTCGATTCAGCTTTCATTCAGAAACCCTGGAACCGTTGATCAACAGGTTTCTCCGGTTTTTTAATTACTGCCTCGTCCCTGAGTTTCCCAACAGCGGGGAGGTCATGGTTGATCTGTCCGAAATGCGATCCTTCCTGGACGATAAGGACTCCGTCACAACCAGGGCAACAAACCTTTTCACAGCGGGAATCATCACCCTGAACGAGGCGAGGTCACTGGTTGGACAGGACGCTATTGATGACGGGGATGTTCGCAGGGTTCCGGTAAACATCATCGAGGATAACGCCCTTGAGGATGGCCCCGCCGCTCCCCTCGCTATCGAGGAGGGCATGGGCATCGACCAGATAAAGAGAGAGAGCCCCGTGGCCCCTGGGGCTGTACGGCTCCGGCGATCCCTGCTTGAGGACAGGGATGCACTGGTGGAGGATCTTGATAGAAGGATGCAGTCATATCTGCGCCGGATAAAGAACCGGGCTGACGGTGTTATGGGCCGTTATATGGAACGGGACATAGAGCTTGAGGAGAAAGAGTTTCCCTTTGAGTGGGGTCAACTGGTTCCTGATGCAGAACTGGATGGGTTATCCAGTGCCTTGCACGATTCATTTGTCAGGGTAACAAAATCGACATTCGGGCATATCAATGACTCAGGTGTCGCGGGGGTTATTGAATGGGCCGAGAATCTTCCGGCAGTCCAGATGGTTGTCTCCCAGGCCACCGCCAGGGCTACGATCATACACAGAACCACAAAGAAGGTTGTTCGTGAAACAGTGGAGACTGCCCTGACCAGGGGTTACTCGGTGGATATGTTGGCCAGGGGAGTTCCCAGGGATAAGTTCCCAGGATTGAAAAGCATCCTGAATGAAACCAGGGTACGGGCCAAGCTGATTGCCAGAACCGAGGTGATGAGAGCCCAGAACCAGACCTCCGTCAATTTCTTCAGGGAGCAGGGATTCCAGTTTGTCAGAGCTACTGATCCCGACGGTGATGAGGGCGATAACTATGTCGATCCGGGAGACCCGTATGGGAGAACCTGTATCGAAAGGGATGGCCAGGTTTACCACGTCGGGGATGCTATGGACATCCAGGATCACCCGAACGGAACCCTGTCCTGGCAGCCGATGGACAGGAACTACAGACCC